GTAAATGGAACTTCGTAGGATGCTATTTTTAATATATCTGTTAAAAAGTCAAATCCCTTGTCTGTTAGGCGCAGACCGCCTTCTTTTTTGGTTCTAGTATTGAACCACCAAGTGTGTTTATATAAGCGAACATTTGCAGGGTCAACACTTTTACCCCACTCTTTTAAGAACATTTTAGTATAAAGTTCTTGTGTAATCATTTAAGTATAGTGCCGCTGGTCAGCACCACTACAGTAAAATCTTGACACTGAAATTGACTGTTTAACTTTTTAGCTAGATTAACAGCATGTCCGGGATTACTGAAACTAACTTTTTTATATTTGGGTCCAGGATAGTTTACAAGGCTGTTAAAACTTTTTAAATTAAAAGGTTTATCCTTGTAAAAAACAGCCCAAATGGCTTCAGCGTCGAGTATTTGCTCGCACTTATAATTCTTTTTGTTAACGTATTCTAATAATATACGCGGTTTAGGTCTACTCATAGGTTCTCCATAAACTACGTATATATTTATCTAATTTTGACTAGAGAACCCGCCCCCGTCAAACTGCACAGTGATGTTTTCACCGGTGTTCTTTTGTAAATTTTTCAACAATACATCATAGTCTTGATTGACCTTTGCCAGAACTTCGGCGAGTGCGGCTGTGACTTGTTTAGCAGTTACAATGTCTATTCGGATGTCTTTTTGTTTAGCTAGGTCAGCACCTTTTACCTGTTGAATAAACTGCAACAATGGATAGGTGTTAATCTGGTTTGACATTGCTTAATACCTGTTTTAATTCTAATTCTGTTCTAAACGGACCTTTGTATGCATAACGTTCCACAGTGATCAATTTAGGACAGAAACTCTTAACCCAACCTTTGTTAAACTGTATGGCATAGTAGCCTGCACAATACAAACTTTTGCTTTGTAAGCTCTTGGTATATAATGGAAGTTTTCTTTGAACATCATACATGGCATTATACGGTTTACATGCCGCAGGAAATGTATGCACATCTTTATCCTGTGTGTTAACTACAGTGGTCTTAACTTTACTTTGAAAAAAGTCTTTACCAAAATGTTTAATCAAGTCATCTTTTTTATTAAAGTATGCTTCGCCGTCTTTTGAACTTAGCATAAATTTATTATTTTCTTTTTTATGTAGAGTAGCAATTCTTTCGCCATCATCTTCTACAATCCAAAACTTTCCATCTACGATAGGTTTTGCTTTTAAGTTCATTTCTTTCTCCATACTTTTATTTAGAATACCTTGCTTGAAATGGTTCTGCATATTGCTGTATATTATCAGCAACTCTTTGTAAATCATACAAGTTACAAAATTTTAACAGTCTAATGCCTACTTGGTCAATACTTTTGGGTTCAGTAATTTGATTAGTTATAGTTTCAACAATGACATTTCTAATATCATCAGGTTGTTGCGTAAGATCAATTAACTTTTTATTACGCTCATAGTCATCTAATACCCTGTGTTCTTTACCTTCATGGTCTAACCAACGCTGAAGCATGAGATTATTCCACGCAAATCCTTTTTGGTTTCTATCTTCAAATGCTTCTTGCATTTTAGTTTTTCTAACACCGGGATAAGCCGAAAATACATTGTCACTAGTGTCGCCACGAATACATTTTTCAAACAATAACCATTCTGGATTAGGCACTGCTTTAGGTTGTTTAGTCTTATTATCAATGACCATTTTACCTTTTTTATCAAAGATGCCTTCGTGTGTAGTTAACGTATCAGCTACACCGTTGTATTGTTTAACATTTGGTGCAATTAATTGTGCAAAATCGCTGTCTGTCGAAATTATCACATGGTTATCATCGGGGTGATTCTGAATAAAGCCTGCAATTAAGTCATCAGCTTCTAGTCTAGGATTTTGCAAAACTGTGCAGTTAGTTTTTGTAGTTACAAAATCTTTAAACTTGTCAAACGTTTCCCAAAAAAGTTTATCTTCTTCTTGTTCTTTAACAGTCATTGCACTGCGAGTTTCTTGACGATTACGTTTATAAGGAGCATAGAAATCCTTACGCCAGCTTCGCCCTTCGAGACAGAACACTACATGTTTCCCCTCAAAGTCTTGCCACGCCTTCTTAATCGAATTAAGAGTAATGTGCATGGCCATGCCAAGTTTTGTATCGGCATCACCTTTGATTACATGTCTAGCACGAAAGAATGTGTTAGCAGTATCTACTAAAATATATGACATTTTAAATATTCGATTCTTTAATAAATTGTTAATGTATTGCTTAAAATTCCATATCTGCAGCCAACACAAATCGATTTGTGTTACTAGGACAAATACCCGGCCTATGCCAAACTTTACTTGGATATATAACCCATGTAAAGTATTCAGGCTTTACAAAAAATGATTCATTTTTCTCAGGATCACTTAGCGTAAACTCTGTTCCACTTTCATCAAAATTTGTAACATCGTCCGGTATTCTTAAATACATTATACCTGATAGTTTGTCAGAAGTCAAGTCATGATGATGGTGATGCCAAAGTTGTTGGCGATCTTGATTGTCATCTTGTTTAGTCATAAATGACCAGCAGTTAATACCTTTAACTTTGGTTTCACGCCCAAGATACATAAAACACGCAAATAAAAAGCTCATTCGATATTTTAACCAAACTGCTTCTTGTCTTGCAAATAAGTTTTCTTTAGTTTGATACTTTGGGCTATTGTCAAAATAGTTTCCAGACTCGATAATTTGTTTTACTATATCACAGGTTTGCTCAGTGTCTGTCTGAGTAATAATATTAGAAAAATCGTATTTTTTAATAGTTGAGTCTATGGTCATTTTTTAGCATCTTGTATATTAACAACGTTAATAGACCCTGCCATTCTTTCAGACATACCTTCATCTGCAAGAATGTTTCTACAAAGTTCTCGAAACCAATGATCTACAATTTCTTCATCGTTTTCACCTTGAAAGCCGTTGGCTTTTAACATGGCAATAAATGGCTCGTTCCAGTCAAGTTCGAAAAATCCGTTTCTTGGATTTTGAATATTGACTTTAGTATCTAATACAGCCACCCAAGGTTCACCTCTTTCAGTGGCTAGTTCTTTTTCTGTTTTTGGTTTAACAGCAACAGTTTCTTCTGTAGGCGCACTGGCAAATAGTTTTTTAAAAAATTCTTTTATCATTAAGTTCCCCAAGCATTGTTCCAAATATCAACTTGTAATCTAGGCGAATATTTATAACCTTTGTCCATTGATAGTTGTGCAACCTGTTTAGTGTTTAGATGATACAAGTTATTAACACCCCCAACTGGCATCAAATATACTAATCCGGTAAATCCACTGTCTTTATATATTGATACTGCACGATCTACTTCTTCTACATCGTGTTGTGTGCTGACAACAAACTTCAAGTATGCACTGCCTAATTCTGAATATGAGGCAACAGTAGTAGGTTGAATAGCATCTTCCCACGACTCTCCTGAGCAGGTTAGTTTGGGACTGATAGAGAATGTGATATTGACATCTGACTGATGACGTAACCACTCTGCAAACTTAGGATCTAAGTCTTGAGTTCCGTTAGTTTCAAACGTCACGTTAACTAGGCCATTGGCAGCACATTCTTCAATCAATTTGGGCCATGCACGTTGCCAGCCTAGCAACGGCTCACCACCAGTAATTACTAAGTGGATGTCGCTGCCATTGGCCTGTGTCCATGTTTTGTTTGGAATTAAATTTTCCATCTTTGTTTTTATATCTTCTAAAGATATAAATGGACTTAGATGTTTATAATCAGGATGCCAACTAGCGTAGCTATCACAGCCTGTGCTTACAAGTGGTAAGTCATCATAGGTTTTGTATAGATCAATTTTTTTAGCAACATCCTCGGGCTCTGTGCTACGTTCTCCAGTAGCAAGACCAAAGCCTCTGCATTGAAAGTTGCAACCAAAAGAACGCAGGAATACACTAGGCGTTCCTGCATACAATCCTTCACCTTGGATGCTATAAAATATTTCTGCAATTTTAATTTTGTTCATAGATAGTGGACCATTTTTTTAATTTTTCATGTTTAGCTTCTGAGGCTCGTTCAATGTTAGCATAGCTAACAACATCCATTTCTTGAAGAATATCAATCATGGCCATTAAGTCTCCAAGTTCTTCTTCTAAGTGTTGTCTGTTAGTTTTAAGTTTACCCGGCTTGTAATTATCCATACCAAATCGATTAATTTTGCTTACAGCTTGGATAACTTCGGCACATTCTTCACTGAGAATGTTCATTACTTCATTGATCTTTTCTTGCATTTCTTAATTCCTCAACATCTTTAACTGCTAATTGTAACACATTAGCATAGTTAAGAGCAACCTGTTTGTTCATAACAATAGATGTTTCGAAATCAGTATACCCTTTGGTAAACAGTTTCCAGATATGCGCCCATCTAGTCATTGACCAAAAATTGGTTCTGGTATTAGTGTAAATTGTTATAGTAACACCAGTGTCCTCTGCTTCTATATCAATAGTGTGTGTGCAGTTGTCATCGCCGCAGTCACACACAGCTTTATACATTTTGCTAGTGCCCCAATCGTTTACCAGCAGTAAACCTTGTGCCGGCTGTTGTGCTATCATAATTTTAGATTTTCCATCATGGCAATTTTGGCAATACGTTCACCGAAGTCTTGATCATTGGTAATAATATAGGTAGTAGAATCATTACGATCACTTTTACGATCATAACGCCTAAACTCTACTACTTTACCACCCACGGCATTAAACACTTTAAAGTTTAATATAGGGTCGTCGCTGACTGCATCACACTCATCTTGAGGTATTAGGCGACTTCTTGATACTCGCAATCCGCTGGCCTTGTCGCCTTCACTCTCGTATATCTCTCGACCTTCTGAGGTCCAACGCCATAATATCTTTTTTAACCAATTCATTTACATGTTCCTAGCCAGTTATCTAATCTTTTTGCAGCCTCGTCAAAGTCTACAGCCCACACTTTAGCATAAATTAAATTGTCTTTAATCTGCATGTCAAATGGAATATCTCCATTAAATCTAAACCCATCCGGAACTTCAGTGGTAACAGTAAACTCATGTAAGTTCTTTGCTCTAAAGATTA